ATAGACCATGGTATAAGTACCTAATCTAATTCCTTGATCTACTATGTCTACGGAAGGATCAAAACTAACTTCTTTATTTTCAGTTACTGTATATGTTTGAAAATCTAAATTGCTACTAACAATTTGATTTGTTCTATTGTAAATAAAAAGTTGAATATAATCATTAATTAAACCAAAATATCTAGTCATTTCCCTTGATGCTACAAGTTGAGATTCCTGTGCATCTAAAATACTGGGGTTAGTTGGTATTGGGGTTATTGTTATAGGCATTAGATATTAGTATTGAATTGGTCTATTTGTTCTTGTAACTGTTTATTTTGTTCTTGCAAAAAATTGATCTGATCTAAAAGTTGTTGTAAATTTAAACCTACATATTCACAACTTTGTTGTATAAGAGTTTCATGACTATTAGTTCCGGTTTGAGGAATTTGATAAAATAAAGTTTCATAATCATTAAAAAACTCATCTACAGTTGGAATAGGTTCAACAGGTAATGTTGAAGGTACAACAGGAGGAACTAAAGTATTAAAAGTACTATCAGTTACCTTATTTATATCTTTACTATATATAAGTTTTTGTGATTGAATATTTACTTTACTCATGGAAATATAGTTTGTGAAACTTTAAATTTAGCGTCTGTAGATGTTTTTATATATGTGTTGTTATTCAGTTTTACTTTAACTTGAATTTGATAAAATCTTTCTGGTTCTAAAGTATTCATGTTAAAACTAAAATAACTTCCTGTTTCTGTACTTATTAAAGTTCCGGGGTCATTAAACGGAATTATTACTTCGTTTGTATCAACATCTACAACTTGATAAAAACTTTGACATGGGAGTAATTTATTGTATTCATACAACGAAGATGTAGTAAATTGTCTTTGAGGATATTTGTCTCTAGCGTATACATAGAACCTTGGATTATCTCCAGCATAATAAACACCATCATTATTTCCAATACTAACATCAAACTCTTGATTTGTTAAAACAGTTTGATTTGAAGAAGTAAAAGGATTATAAGTACTATTTTTCCAATAAAATATTAAAGAAGGAGGATAAATAGTATTTGTATCTCTACTAAAATAATCTAGGATATATTGGTAATTTGGATTGTTTTCTACAGATTCACTAACTCTTAAAATAAAACCGTTATTAGATAGTAATGAAGAAGACCATTGACTTATAATAGGAGTTACATTAATATAAAGATCTTGAGGAGTATATTGTGAAATTGAGGTAGTTACATAGGTACTTGTATACCATGCTCCACCTCCTATAGAACCTGATATATAAGACCCAGTTACTCCTGTTCCTGATATTGTCCAAAAACTTCCTGTTTGTGGACCTAACCAACTAGCTCCATTTTTAGTTGCGGGAGAATTAGCTAATCTTCCTGTTCCTTGATCCCAATTTTGAGAAACTGGATTGACTACTATTGGAACTACTGTAGGTAAACTTTCTACTTGAGAAGCATAAACTCTTAAATACGCATTCCAGCTACCAGAAGAAGTAGAAGTTGAAGTAATTTCACTAAAAACATTCATTATTTCTTCTTGATCAAACTGAATGAGTATTCTAGAAGCATTATTTGGATCTGGTTTAGTGAATTCTAATATGGGGTCTAATCCAGTATTTGTACTAGGGTACAAAGAATATAATGTGGCGTCTTTAGAAGGAAATAATTGAGAAAACATATATTATAAATATTAAGCCCCAACAACTCGTCCTAAAATATCATTATCAGGGTATCTAATTTCAAAAATCATAGGATCTAAACTAGGATAAATAATTCCACCTAATGTAGCTCCTTGTAAATCATAAGTATAAGGACTATAAAGTCCACCTGCTTTATTTATAAATTCTATATTTTTAACAGCTGCAACTCCATTTACATTACCACAACTAATACAATTTTCTACTTGACTTAAAATAATAGGTTGATTTATACTCCATTTACTTGTATTAAAGAAAGTTTTTAAAGCTTCAATACATCCAATTAATACTTGTTGAGCATTAAATCCTTGTAGTACTTGAATTTCAAAATTAATTCCAATGTTAACATAAAAAGCATCTTTAATTGTTACAGCATCTGTTAACATTTTATATTGACTTAAATATGTTTTTAAATTTTGTTTAACAGCTTGGTTTGCAGTTGTTAATTTACCATCAGTATTTGTACTTAAAACATAAGCACTTAATGCTAGTGGATTCATATTAACTATACTTTGAGTATTATCTCTATCAGCATTTAAATTTAAATCTTGAACTACATATGCTTTACTTATGTAACCAAATTCACTAGGCATACTAAGAATTCTTACTAAATAATCACTTTTAGTAACGTTTCTTAATTGAGTAGGAAAGTTTGCTAAGGCATTTAATCTTATCTCTTCTATAGAATCTCCAGGACCTCCACCAGTAGCACCAATAATATTATTAAATCTAACACTATTTACTACAGTCTGAACAGCGGTTGAATTTAATCCATAAGAATCTATTTGAGGATTTACTTGTTGATTAATATTAATATCATTGGCAGGAACATTACTTTGAGCTCCTCCACCTACAATATATGTAAAAGTAATAGTAGTATTTACTGGTGATTGACCATATTCATTTGTAAAGAAAAAGTTTGAAGGATCAAAAGCTGTATTGAAAGCACTAATTCCATCTTGTATACCTAAACCAACGTTATCTGGGTTAGGAATAATCAACTCACTATCTTTTCCTGTTGTGCCGGCTCCAAAACTAATTTGTAAACTATCACTATCTAAAAATTGAGCTGTAAATCTTTTATTTACTTTTTTTAATCTCAACATAAAAGGAGCTTGATCATTATATTGAGAATAATTTGGTTCGTAAACACTAATATTATAAGTTTTATCTATAATTGTGTCTTGAGCTAAATAAGGCACTTCATACCAAGTATTTCCATCACTATCTACCGCTTCAACAATTTGAACAATATTAGTATCATTTAAAACTACTTGTTGAAATTGTTCAGCATTAGTAAAAGTAAAATTGGCTGTTTTAACTTGTCCACTAAAAGCTCTAACTTGTTTCTTTAAAATATAAAATAAAGGATTACTAGTGTTGTTATAATAACTATATACACTTACATTTGTAGGATCAAAACTACTACTATAACCAAAATCTACTAAATTTTCAGTTAAAAATGATATACTCGGTTGAGAAGTACTTTGAATTTGTGAATTTTCGGGTATTCTTAACGTGTACCTCCAATCAGGCGCGTACCCTGCTGAAGCGTCAGAGGGCATTAATTGATACACGTCAAGAACTACCGAACTTGGTCTAGTAACTTTAGGACTATATCCTAAACTGTAAGCAATAGGTAAAATATTTTTAAACTCTTTTGCTTCTAAAAGTAAAGTTTCTTGAACTTGAGTGTCAGTATAAAAACTTAAAATGTCTCCTACATAAGCAGACAAATCAACAAACATATTTCCAGGTGAACTTGGTCCAAAGTCCGTATAATTTTGATAATTATTTTTTATATAATTAACTAATGCTTGTTGTAGTTGACTAAAATCTTTATTTAAATATTGTATAGACATTATAATGTTTCGTTATCTAAATTTATGGTTAATGTATCTTGAATGTTATTTATACTATAATTTATTAATATATTTATTTGATTTGATTCTCCCTCAACAATATTTATATTATTTACTTTTATATTTTGAACAAAATTTTCAATTTTTTCGGCTAGTGTAACTTCAAGACCTTCAAAATCTGTATCTTGTTGAAATAATACTGCTCTTATTCCGCTTCCAAAGTTAGGATTAAAAAATCTTTCTCCAGGATCAGTAAGAATAAAATTTATTAATTGATTTTTTGTTTGATCTTGAGTTGTAAAAGTACTATTAAAAACCTGTGGAGTTTGAAAAATCACACTTATCCCTATTGACCTTTGGTTAGTCGGAGAGGGATAATTATTTTTATAAGAATATACAGGTCTATTTACTAACATTATAATAATCCTTTATTTTTCATGGTAGTCATCATAGCACTAAAATCCGGTACACTATTTACTTGTACTTGTCTAATATCTTGAGCGCCATTGTTATTTTGTTGAATAAAACCTTCTATTCCTTTAGCTACGGGAACATTTCCTCCTCCATATTCATTCATCATTTGCTGTTGCCAACCGAAATTAGAAGCATGATTTGAATCAAATGTTCCTCCTCCTAAAGTTCTCCATTCACCTTCATAAGCAGTTTCATTTAAAATATCTTGTAAATTATTTCCTGTTGGTTTTGGTTTTGGAGCTCGTTTAATATTTTCAATTGTGGGGTTATAAGACTCCTTTATGGTAGACTTA